TGTAGCGCGTCGCATGGAATGCGAAGCCGCGCCAGATGAAGCGAGAATGGTATAAAGGGGATTTAAACGCCAGTTACGCGCCGCCTATCCGGGAGCTGGAAGGCGGCGCTTCTGGTTAGGGAAGGAGGTCGTTTACGCGGGGCTTGTAGACGTTGGCCAGCAGCTGGGAAATGCGGGTGTAGCGCTCCATCAAGCGCATGATCATGGCGTCAGGGTCTTCCAGGTCGCCCCGTAGCACCACGTCACCCGAGTCCATCGCCCCCAGAACGGTCTGCACGCGCTCAGCATAGGCCTGCCTCACCTCCGGCGCCATCTGCTCACCCGAGAACACCTCGTGGCTCACGCGCAGGCTCAGAGCCAGCGAGAACTCGCACAGGCGCATGCAGTCAGCCACCAGGTCATGCAAGTCGCCCACCTCCTTCTCGATATGCTCACGCACCACCCCCTTGGCGATGCGCATCGGGCGGCTGCGCTTCAGCTGCTCCACCAGGTCAGGGGTGGCTTCAACAGCCTGCCACTGGATCTCCTCGGGCTGCTCGGGCATCTGCGCGTCGTCGGGCACGCTGACATACCGCCAACCCTCGATCTCGCCCAGGTAGGTGGCGCGCGGGGCGTCCTCCTCAATCGCGTTACGGAAGTCCAGGGCGGCGCCGTTCGGCCCCTGGGTCACGTGCTGCTGGTACTTATACAGCGCTGGCATGGCTCACCTCTCGGTACAGTGGTAGTTGCGGGATAAGGTCGGGGCGCTCGCTGGCGATCCGACGGCAGTAATGGGCAAGCGAGGCCGTCCTGGCGGCATGCCCCATGATGGCGTTCAGGCTTCGCACGTCGCCCCGCTTCAGCGACTTGGCGAACTGGTACATGCTGTGCTTGCGCACAAAGCGCGTGCTGCGCCAAGTGCGAAAGCCCACGAAATTGACCCCACGCGACACCGGCGCGACTGTCCAGCGGGAGAACTCCAGCCGCAGGTTGTCGGCCAGCTACGCCTCGATGCGGTGCCGCAGCTCATGGGCCCGGTCTCGCGTCAGGCCGAACAGGATGAAGTCATCCACGTAGCGCACGTAGCGGCGCACCTTCAGCTCCCGCTTCACGTAGTGGTCCAGCGGGTCCAGGTAGATCAGGGCGTAGATCTGCGACAGCAGGTTGCCGATCGGCACGCCCAGCGGCTCCTCGAACTCCGCAAACCGCATCATCACCTCCACCAGGCGACGGTCCTTGATGCGCCGCTCAACCAGCCGGCGAAGGATCTGCCGATCGATGCGGTAGTAGAACTTGCGGATGTCCAGCTGCAAGGTGTAGCTGCCTTCCGGCGACTGGCGCAGGAACTTCTGTGCCCGATCGGAGGCGCTATGAATGCCCAGCCCCTTGCGACAGCCGTGGCTGTCGCCAATGAAGGTGCGGTCGAATATGGGGTAGATCAGCGCATAGATGGCATGCTGCACCACCACGTCACGAAACGCCGGGGCGCTGATCTGCCTTGGCTTGGGCTCAGTGACCCAGAAATGCCGGTACGGCATCGGCTCGTAGGCATCGGAGGCCAGCTCCTGGTGCAGTGCCGCGATGTTGGCACCCAGGTCGCGCTCGAAACGCTGCACGGCCAGCGTCTTACGCTTGCCTCGCCGTGCCTCGTAGTACGCAGCATAGAGCGCTTCCAGGCTGAAGCACTGCTCATAGAGCTGCCCAAAGCGTTTAGGCATAAGGATTTTCCCTTCCGGTACTCAAACTCAGGGGCCTGCGGATTTCGCCAATCGGCAGGACGACACACCCCCTATGTCTCCAGTGTTCCCCTGTAGGGATATCAGGAACGTGAGAGATAGTCCGCAGCGCGGAACCCGTTGTTCGTGTTGTTGTTCGTCCGGTTGTTGTTCCAGTTGCGGTTGAACACACCGGCGTCCGAAGCGTTGCCCCAGTTGCCGCCGCATAGCACGAAGAGTGCTGCATATTAAGTGCCCGCCCTCGCACCCTGCTGACGCAGGCTGCGAATCCAGCCACCAATCATCGCGCCCAGCTCGTTCACCATGACCGACACCGCCGTGTAGCGGCGCTGGGCCTCAGCATCCGAGCGTCCACGCTTATGATGGTGGTAGTGGAAATAGCCCAGCTCGAAAGCCAGGTTCAACAGCATCCTCAGCTGCTCATGGCGCACGTCCAGCTTGGTCAGGCTGGTCTTGTTGTGGTAGCGCTTCTGGCACTCGACCAGCAGGGCGTACACGTCATAGGCCGCGCAGCGGATCTCTTGCGAAAGCGCGAACTTTTCATGATTCGGGAAGTGCGCAAGCTGGACGTTGACCAGCTTGATCATGTCCCGACTCTGGTGAAAGATCGCTGCCTGAGGATGCGTTGATGCCATGTCTTACTCCTGAATTACGGGCCTACCGGCCCGCCCACATGTCACAGGCCATAGGCCGCAGCGCGGAACCCGTAGTGCGTGCTGTAGAGCGTCCGGGTGTTGAACCAGTGGCGGTAGAACACACCGGCGTCCGAAGCGTTGCCCCAGTAGCCGCCGCAGAGCACGAAGAGGTTCTGGCGGTTGTACTGGTAGCAGTAGTCCTGGCCGAACAGATTGGTACCGCTCGCGCTCATGGCGCTGTTGCTGGCCTGGATGCCGCAGGCGGTGCGCAGCCAGTTCTGCCCGCTGGTGTCACCACTGAACACCTGGTTGCTGCCGTTGCCGAAATACACCACGCCGGTCGTCGAGCCCCACGGCAGGATGCCGTCCACCTGGTCGTAGTTCGTGGCCAGATCGGACGCCGTGCCCCAGGCGTCGGTAGCGCCGCCGAATCCAGCGGTCAGGCTGGCCAGCTCCACGCTTTCCTTCAGCACGTAGCAGTTGCCGTTGCTCACCGCGCTGCTCGACGTTGACGACGTGCCCGGCGTCGTGACCCCCAGGGCAGGCTCGAACATACTGCCGTTCAGGTCGGCCACGCCATTCGCCTGGCCGTTATGGGTAGTCTTGGCAAAGGGCGAACCGCTGCCCGCCTTGGGCTTGTCGGCGGTACCGGAATCGCCCGCGCTCTCGAAGGTCACCGAGGCGTCATCCACGTCCGCCAGGCTGCTGTTGCAGCCTTTCGGGTAGTTGGTGGTGCCGGTGCCGTCGTACCACGCGCAGTAGGTCGCGCCCGTGGCCGCCTGGCCATGCGCCAGGGCCAGCAATGCCAGCGCCGAGTACATGAACACCGAGGCAGAGTTGAAGCCCGCACCGCGCGCCCGAGAGAGCGTGATGGCATCGTGCAGCTGGCCTTCACAGCCGGTCATGCCCTGGGATCGGGTATAGCTGCTCGAAGTCGTCAGCGAAATCGGCACACCGCCCGCCACCGAGCGCCCGGCATCGTTGGCCGCGTTCTTGCTGTTCAGGTACTTGTCGATGAAGAAGCCTTGCTTGACGCTGCCGCCGTCGATGAACGCCCGGTGCAGCGCATAGCCCGCCGAGGCAGCCGCCGCCTGATCGGCAAACACCCCCAGCCCCACGATATCGATCGCATTCGCCCCGTAGTCGGCATAGCGCGGCGAATCCGCACTGCCGATGCGGTAATAGAAGGCCGGAATGAAGCACAGGATCGAGCCATCGCTGTACTGGTAGTTGCCGTAGTTGTCGCTGGCCTTGTCGTTGTGGCCACTCAGCGCCGTGAAGCCGCTGGGCAGCTCGCCAGGGTAAGCCCCCACGCCGAAGCCCTGACCACCGGCCTCGCCGATCGCTCCCGCGAACTGCTCAGCGGTATACAGGGTGATCATCGGCGACCAGGCACTGGCGCCGAACAGCTCGCCATGGTGGCGCACCTCAACCGTGTACTCGCGACCCTCCTCCAGGAAGCCGCTCGGCACCTCGATCGACACCAGGTTCGCCTCGTCCTCGGCCACACTCCACACCACGTTCCCGGCGGTATCGCGCACCCGCCAACTGCTCGCCACGTGGGTATCGTCACCGTTCACCACCGCGAACGCCGACGACTCCAGCAACGGCTGCTCCAGCACGTCGGTCTCGCCATCCGGCGGCGCCGTCACCGTCGGGCGCGCCACGTAGGTATCCGCCGTGGTGAAATTGGTGGAAGGTGACCAGGCGCTGATATCGCCCTCAACCGTCCGATCGCGGTAGCGCCACTCATAACTCGTATCCGTTTGCAGCGCCTCGGTAATGGTGTGGCTCACCGCCGGCACGCCATCCACCGCCTCGACCACCGCCGTATACACCGGCGCGCTCCACGAATAACCCGAGCGCACCACCTGGAACTCCCGGTGCAGCTGCGGCACGTTGTAAAGCGCGTAGTAATCCGCCCCCACCAGCTCCGGCGTCGTGGTCAGGCCCGGCTCGCTCTCGCCAGGCGAGACATTGGTGGGCCGCAGCGTCACATCCAGACTCACCTCGTCGGCGTATTCCTTCGCCTCATCCAGCGCCTGCTGGAACTGCTCATCCACATACTGGCGAGACGCCATCACCACCGAAGGGTCAATCTCAAGCGTCACGCTCTCCGCGTTGCTCACCTCCATGATCAAGCGCAACAGCAGATCCTGCGCCGCGCCATCCGAAAGCACCGGCTTGTACGTCTCCGGGTAGCGGCCCACCGCGATCAAATCGCCATCGGCATCCTTCACCCCCACCTCGCGCACCATGAAGCCGCCGGTGTCAGCAGGGATCGTCGCCTCGATCACCAGCCAGTTCGGGTTATTGGCGTCCACCGACATATCGTTGATCTCGGTCGACCACATCCCATCCACCAGGTCGGTCAACGCCCGCAGCGCCGGCTCGTCGTACTGGTCGTAGAAGTCCGCGCCGCCACCCGTGCCCGCATGCAGCGTGCGCAACAGCAGCGGCTCACCGCTCGCATTGGCCGCCGCCTGCTTGGCCAGGCCCACATCCGTCATCACCGTGTAATACTGCGTCATCACTCACTCTCCATCGGAAGAACCGTCACCACTGAAATCGCATGCACCGTCAGCGCCGTATAGCGCCCGGCAGCACCCTCCAGCTCGCGCACCAGGGGCGGATACACCAGCACCCGCGCCGCACCCTGGGTAAACATCGCCGTGCGCAGCGCCCCGCGTGAATCCAACGCACCACGCCGCAGCGGCAGCACCGCCAGTTGAACCGCCCCCTGGGAAGCGATCCCCACCCGCAGCGCCCCGGCCACCTCGCGCAGCCCGCGCCGCAAGGGCAGCACCGTCGTCGCCTGGCCGCCCAGCAGCGTCGTCGCCACCCTGGGCCGCGCCCGGCCCACCACCGTAAAGCCCACCGGGTCGAGCCACGCCGACAGCCTTCCGGCACGCTCGATCACGCGCACCAGCTCGGCGTACTGCGCCTGATCCATGCCGCGCTCCTCGAGCGTGGCCGTGATCCGATAGGTGCCCGGCTCGCCGTCGTACTCATGCCACTCGGCGTACTCGATTCCCTCGATCTCCAGCGACTCAACCGCCTCGCGCACCGCCGCCGCCGTACCCGCCCGGCGACGAATACCCATGGCCGCCGCCACCACCCCGCGCCGGCGGCTCTCCGGCCAGCTCGCCGACCACTCCTGCACGCCCAGCGCCCACGCCAGCCACGGCAACACCGAAGCCGGGCACGCCCAAGGGTCCCAAAGGTCATTGAAAGGCGCCTCAACCTGCGTTGAACGCACCGTCACCGCCTCCAGCTCGCGCTCCACGCGCGACCGGTTGGGCGGCAGCAGGCTCTTGGGATCGCTCATGCCAGCGTCACCTCGATCCGCGTGCAGAAGGCCGCCTGGGTGTCGTCGCACACCACGTCATCGGCCAGTTCCAGATTCACCCGGCGCACCCCCTCCACGTACAGCGTCGCCAGCGCCGCATCCCGCACCACCCCCAAGCCCAGCCGATGATGCGCCTCGGTGAACGCCTCGATGCGCTCCTCGGCCTCCTCGCGCACCACCTCGGGGTCCGGGCCCGGGTCCACCTCCAGGGTGGCCACGATCTCGTAGGGCAGGATCTCCGCACTCTGCGCATGCACCAGGTCGGTCTGCGGGCGCACCGTCTCCGCACTCGCCGCCGCCAGCACCGCCTCCAGCAGCGCCGCGCTCGCCTCGCCATCGGCCTGGCGCGACAGCACCGTCAGCATCACCTCCGTCGGCGCCGGCGTGATCGCCGTGGCATCCTTCACATCCGGGTCCGCCGACAGCGCGTGATACACGTAGCCGTCCCGCGGCCCCGCCGTGCTCCAGCCGTCCGGGGCCAGCAGGAAGCGACGCAGATAGTCCTCGTCGCTCTCCCAGGTCGGCGGTACCGGCGGGTCCGCCTCCTCGTCGCCCTCATCCAGCAGCAGTCGCGGCGTGGCGTAGTAGGTCACCCCGATATGGTCCAGCTCCTCGCCCTGCGCATAGGCCGCCAGCAGCATGCGGATACGCTCGTTCTGCTCCTGGCGCCGCACCATCTCGCGGTACGCCGCCACCTCCAGCACCTTGTAGGCCGGGTCGCTCACCAACACCGTCACGCCCAGGCGGCCCTCCAGGTCCTCGAGCATCTCCGCCAGGATCTCCTCGAAGCTCAGCTCCTCGAGCACCCGCGGCGGCGGCAACTTGCTAAGATCGATCACGCTCATACGTCCTCCAGCACCACCGGGCGCCCCTCAGGCAGGTACACCCCCTCGATCGTGAACACCGGCCCCTCGTCGCGCACCTCCACCAGGCGCACCCGCTCCAGGCGCAGGCGCGGCTCCCAGCGGCGCAGCGCCTCAGCCACCGCCGCATACACCTCCACCTGGAAGCGCTGATCCACCGGATCGTCCACCAGCTCGAACAGCCGCGAGCCGTACTCGCGGTTCATCACCCGGCTACCGATCGGCGTCGACAGGATGTCGCGCACGCTCTGACGCAGGTGCGCCAGCCCCTCCAGCGCCTTGCCCGTCTCCGCGCTCATGCCCGCCATCTACACCCCCTCGCACTCGACACGGCAGCGATAGCCGCGCTTGTTCAGCACATGGGTCACCCGGCGCACCAGCCACACGTCGTCCACCCGCTCGCGAAAGCCCGCCAGGCGGATCAACTGCTGGCTGGCCAGCTCCGGCCGCCCCGGCAGCTCCAGCGAAAGGCGCCGCGCCTGGCACTGCCCCTTGGCCAGCGCGCTGTCCGCCGCCGCCTGGGCCGTGTCGGCATTCACGAAGGTGCGGTTCAGCACCTTCTGCGGCAGCCCCTCGCCGGCCACCGCCTTGGTGCGCTCGGCATGCTCGAAGTCATGCCAGAAGGCCACCACGCTCTGGTAGCGCCGACGCGCCACGAAGTGCGCCCGCCAGCGGCTCACGTCCGCCGGGCGAATCACCGCCGCCGGTGCCTGCCCGGCCAGCGCGTCGTAGTGCATGAACACCCACTTGCCATCCACCGGCTTGAACATCGCCCCGTACAGCTCGGCGGTCTCCGCCGCCAGGCCCAGGTCGCTCACCCCCGCCTGGTCGGTATGCGGCAGCTCGATATCGCCCAGGGTGACGGGCAGGTAGAAGGTCGAATAGCCGTGCTCGCTGGCGATCTCGTCCATCAGCATCCGAAAGGTGCGCGGCGTGCCATCCTCCAACTTGGCGTCAAAGCTGCGCTCCCGCGGCGCCCGCGCCTGGCTGGTGAAGTTGGCGCTGGTCGCCGAGAGCTTCAGTACCCCCGGCGGGCCTTCATGGGCGATCTGGTCGATGGCATAGCGAACACCACGGCGCGGCCTGGCATCCTCATAACCCAGCTCGACATCGACCTCCGCACCCTCCCTGGGGAAGGAAAACCGACCGTCATCGGCCAGCTCCAGCTCCAGGGCATCGGAGTAGTCGCCCGATCGATCTTCCAGGCGAAGCTCGATCAAGTTCTTCTCAATCAGGGACGTGAAATCTTCGCCATCTGCGCTTACCCTGAAATACGGCCTTCTCATAACAACCACCTTTTGCAGGGAGAACTCACGTGCGTGTCATCGCCCTTATTGCCGGGCTCGTTGTGGCGGCAGGCTGCGCCGCCAGCGGGCAAACATGGGAATCGCAATCCAGGACCGGCCCCGACGCCGAATGGAGCCCCAAGCTCCACGCTGGAGAAGTTGGAGACCCCCGACAGGAGCTGGTCGATAGCTGCAATGCCCATTGGAGCGTCGTCGGACCTCCCTATGAAATGCGCCTCACCAACACCCGAACCGGCCAAGCAGTTACCGTCAGATGCGAGGACGTGCAGCACTAGCTCCATGGCAGCGCCACCGACGGCCTGACCTTTTCCTCCTCCACCTCAGGCAGCTCCACCAGCGTCCCCGCCGGCAGGCGGGGGCCCAGCGCCGCCAGCCCCCGGTTCGCCGCATACACCCGCTCCACCACGCCCTGGGTGCGCCCGTAATAGAGCTGGCAGATCTCGTCGACCATCTCGCCCTCCTTCGCCCGGTAGGTGGCCATCATGCCTCCTCCCCGGCGTGCTCGAGCTGTAGATAGAAGTCGATGCGCTTGGGTGCGCCCACTCGGTCGTAGACCCGCCGCGTCTCCTCCACCCGGGTGATGGCGAACTCGCCGTACACTACGCCCAGCCCATCCACCAGCAGCCAGGGCCGCCCCAGGCCGGCCAGCTCGCGCAGCGCGGCGATCTGGCCAAGCCCCCCCTTGTAGTGCGGGTACAGGGTGCCGTCCAGGCTCACCGATTCCTCCTCGGGGCCGGTCCACTGCAGCAGCGGGCGCACCCCCACCCGCGCCTGGCTCGGCCAGCCGTAGCGCGCGTTGTGGCGCATACTGTCCGGCGCCGCCGTGCCCACGCTGAACATGAACGGGCCCAGCAGCATCATCACCCGCTCGCGGTTCTCGGCCTGGCCGCGCACCGCCGAGAGCCCCTGGCGCACCCGGCTCACCGAGCGCAGGCCGGAAATAATGTCCACCATCAGTCGGCCTCCACGCCTTGCACCTGCTCCCACATCGTCTCGTCGCGATAGCGGGACAGCCGCTCGTCCAACAGGTTGGCCAGGTCCTCGGCGTTGGCGTTGGCCCCGGCCTCGATCGTGATCTGCGGGCGGAAGTCCACCCGCTGCACCGTGGTGCCGCCGCCCTGGCGGCGCTCGTGCTCCGGCGCTCCGCGCCGCGCCATGGTCAGCGGTTCAGCGGCCTCGGGGGCTTGCGCGGCCTCGGCGTCGCGCTGGCGCTGCCACTCCCGCACCCAGGCCGGCGCCTCATCCTGCGCCGCCGGGGCAGGCTCGCTGCCCAGCAT